TGCTCGCGTAACTCAGTTGGTTAGAGTGTTGGTCTTATGAGCCAAAAGTCCGCGGTTCGAGCCCGCGCGTGAGCATATATATTTTTTAATATAGTAATAATATATAAATATTATTAATATTTATCTCAGCTCTCGTAGTGTAGCGGTGATCACTGAGGACTTTGAATCCTCCAACCCCAGTTCGAATCTGGGCGGGAGCTTTTTGTCAACATACAGCAAATAAAATGATTATTTAAATAATTAAATGTTGACAGCAAAATAGTGTTAACTTCCAGCAAATCATAATCAATTATCACTTTTAATGATATGTAAACAGTTAACAGCACTATTAGAGCACGGATGCCCGAGTGGTCTAAGGGGGCAGACTTAAGATCTGCTGGCGAAAGCCTCGTGGGTTCGAACCCCACTCCGTGCACAAAAATGGATCATACAGCAAATTTTTTTATTATTCAAAAAATTAAATGATCCATGCATTCTGCTCCGTTAGCTCAGTTGGTTAGAGCGTGCGGCTGTTAACCGCAATGTCACTGGTTCGATCCCAGTACGGAGCGCTATAGAGTAATATATTATATTACTATATCCTAAGTTCCCTTAGCTCAGTTGGCAGAGCGCACGACTTTTAATCGTGTGGTCAGCGGTTCGAGCCCGCTAGGGAGTATTATTATAGTCAAAAGACTAGTAACTATTATTGCCCCTGTGGCGCAATTGGATAGCGCACCAGACTTCTAATCTGGGGGTTGCGAGTTCGAATCTCGCCAGGGGTTTTTATAATAAGTATTTATGATACTTATTATAAGCCAATTAAAAATAAAATAGTATATAATAATATAATGTCAGTTGAAAATAGTGAATTAATAGTCTCTTTAGTATCAAGTGTAAAAGACCGTATAGGTTTAGATAAATTAACTAGTAATACAATTCATATTGTTTTAAAAGAAACAATGGAATTAGTTGAAGAGTTAAACATTCCTGGATCAGAAAAACGTGATAATGTAGTAAGAGTAGTAAAAGTTTTAGTAGAAGATTTAGTCAATGATGGCAATGAAAAACAACTAATACTTGATATAATTGAAAATAATGTATTAGAAAACACAATAGATTTAATAATTAAAGCATCAAAAGGTGAAATAAATATTAACAATAAAACAACACAAAATCAGATAGCAGGCTGTTTAACAGTATCTCTAAGAATTATAGCATCTCTAGTTACTATGTGTACAAAAATGCCAAAAGATAAAAAAGTAAAAATAGTTAAAAGTAATAATATAGATAAAATTTAAATTATGATAACTTTTGATGTTTTGTATTAACTTTATTATTAATATTATTATTTAACCTCTTTGAATTAGAATTATTCATACTACAATCATTCATATTACAGTCATCTAGATTAGAATCATCTAGATTATTTTTTTTAAGTGTATTTCTAATGGGACAATATTGACGTGTATGTCCATTGATTTTACAATATGTACATTGAGTGTTTAGTAATAGAGGACAAATAACAGGTTTATCTGGTAAGGTCCAATTTCTAACTGTGTGATTATGAGGCAAAGGAATCCCTTTATTTCTACAAAAAGTACATACCATATTAGTCTTCATTATTAATAAATAATAATTATTATTTATTAATAATTTCAATTTTAATTAAAATAATATATATAATATAATAATGTCGAAACATACTAGAAAAGTAGTTCCTTGGAAAGGTTGGCATAAAAAAGCACCATTTGGCAAAGAACGTACTCGTATGTATCGTAAATGTGGATCGAAATGTTTTTTAAATAAAAAATCATTAGGATTTCCTATTTGTAGTAAAAATACCTGTAAAATTAGTAATAAAGGACTCTGGGCTGCCTATGTGAGAGCAAAAGAATGGGGAAATAAAAAAAGTACATATAAAAGTAGATCAAAACCAAAACATAGTAGAAAAACTTATAAAATGGTTGCAAATAAAGCACGTAGAATGTTAACTAGACGAGGTTTTAAAGTTGGAAGATAAATAAATCTAGTATCCAGTAGAACCAAAGCCACCAGTACCACGTTGATTACTAGTTTGAGGAATATCTAATTCAGCATCACTAGAAACAATATTAATGACAGTAGGATATGTAATATTAGGCGCGCAAATTTGAACTAGACGATTGCCTACAACAACTTCATATTCAGTTTCATTAAATTGATTTTTATAATCAACATTATCAAAACAGGCAATAACATTTCCTCTATATCCTGAATCCATAATACCAACTTGATTAGAGAGTCTAAGTGGCGTTTTAGAACCAGTACTAGATCTAGGATATAGATAATATCCACATGGTGTCTGAAGAGTCTGTTTTGTAATAGAATTAGTTGAAACAAATACCATTGAACATTTAATGCCTAGATCAATCTTATTACTTAAAGAACCATTTTTAATATGTGTATTTAATATACAATATAGATCAGTACCAGCATCAACATATGGATTGTCGCCAATATATTTACTAGAACTATAATCAAATTGACTATTGTTTTCAAGCATCATAGATTTGTATTTTTTTTGAATAGATTTTGGAACATCACTAGTAAGTAAAATATTTAAAACATAATAATTATCAGGAAATAGATTACCTAGTCTTTTCATCTTGTCGATAGCTTCCATTATTTATTGTTTTTTAAAAATAATTTTTAAATAATTTTCAATTTTAAAAAATTGAAAATGATTATAAATATGAATAGTTAGCAGCAAATATGACAGTCTTGAGTAGGTCTGATTATCAGTTCTTGTCTTTGGCCTCTTTGGAGGCTAGCAAATCTACACAACAGCATCGTCATGGTGCTGTTGCAGTAATAAATGGTAAAATCAGGGGACGTGGTCATAATTCCGGACGAACAAAATCTTGTGATGGATTTATTAATAATACTTGCTCTTGTCACGCAGAAATGGCCGCGCTGCGTGATATGTGGCATTCTATCTCGACGACGGGGGCTAGTTTAAAAGGGTCGTATAAATGACAAGCATTTTAAAAAGACTACACTATATATTGTTAGAACTGATAACTCTGGAAATTATAAAATGTCAGCTCCTTGTAGCAACTGTTTTGAAATGATTACAAAATTAAATATAAAAAAAATAGTTTTTAGTACAGATGAAGATTTTATATGTTGTAAAACATGTGATTATACTACAGAACATGTAAGTCAGGGTAATCGATTTTTAAATAAAAAGTTTAATAAATCTAAATAAATAGAAATATTCTATCAATAGGATTCTCAATTAAACATCTTTTACAGAAAAAATATAGCGATGTATTTTCAATATCTTCTATTTTTACATTGAAATAGTATAGTAATAATTTAGCAAAACTAAAATAAGATGAAGTATAGTAATAATATTGTTTTTTTTCATTAAATTCAGGTGGTAGAAAGAGTGAATTAGCATCAATAGATTCTAAACTAAATACTCCATGAGTATATTCAGGAAGTGATTTATCAATGTCTTTTTTACTAAGTAATCTATATAACATATTAGGATTAATAAAAAGAAATATATTAGAATTCAATACTATAATATCAGATACACTAAAATGTTTAATTCCTATGTGATTTTCTTTTAACAATAAAATTTGACATCCAATATCAAATATAAATTTATTAATAAAAATTTCTTTTTTACTAACATCATCTTTATTAAAATCTTCTAATTTCTCTATAGAATTAGCATTAATTGTAATATCATTATCAGTAATAGATGAAATTAAACCATATTGTGATAAAAATGTAGTAATATATTTATTATTTATGTTATTAGAAATATTATAACTATTTTTTTCATTAGACCTAATAAATTCCATATAAGTAAAGTATAGATTTATTTTAATATTTTATTAAATAAATCTATTATTTAATAAAATATTATTTAATAAAATAATAGATGCTGTCTCCTATATTTAAATGTGCATGCGCTATAAATTTAATAAATAGATATTTTATAGCTGTTAGGAGACATATATATAATGTGTATAAACTTTAAGTAGAAATATTATAAGAATTACGAAAAAAAATTGAAAATTATAAAAATATTATATAGAGAGATATTATCTATAAATAGCGAGCAACCAGCAGGAAAAAGAGACGATGGCGGACCGATTCAAGGATCTAAATGTGAATAGTTCTTATAGAAAACTGAGAGATAAAAATGATAATGGTATGCGAGAAAATATTTTCAAGAGTACTCAAAATCAAAATAGTCAAAAGCGTGAAGTTACAGGCAAAACATTAGAAGAGTTAGCTCAGGAAACAAACAATAGACCATCAGGTAAATATCAACATAGATATAGAGAACGTGGAAATAATGATAATAGAAAAAAGATGTTTTCAAAATCAAAAAATAGAGAGAATGTTAAACCAAAACAAGAATTTAAGATAGAAACTTCTGAATTTCCTGAATTGGTAAAGTGTGTACAAAAAGAAGAAATAACTGAAAACAATTATATAGATAAAGTAAATAAAGTAGAAAAAGAAAGTATTAAACCCAAACCAACTCTACCAAAAGGGTGGGTAAATTTACGTCTATTAAAACCGATACCTAAACGAGAGAAAGAGTGTATAGAAAATGAAATATATCCATACTATAATCCAGCATTATCAAAAAAAATATTAGATGATCGTTTAATATGGAGAGAAGAATTAAATGAACTATTAGGTGATATATCACCTTATTGGAATATGGTGTATCCGGAAGATTTAGATGATTCAGAAAATTATAATGAGTCGGATGAGGAATCAGAAGAAGAAGAAGAATATGTAGAAGATTGGTAATTGGTTTATAATTTGATAGAAAATTCAAATTATAAATTATAATTAATGGAAAATTTAAAGAGCTTATATAATAGTAGTAAAAAAGATGATATAAATTTGACTTTTTTATATTTAGATGAAAATAATGGTGTATATAGTATAAAAAATAAAATAGAATCAGTAGAAAATGGTACAATCGACCGTGAGAGACAACTTTACATAATAAAAGAAAATCAATATAATATGTTACAAAAACACAAATTAATAAATTTATCATATTTTAATATAGATTTAAGTAAAAATAATATAGATGATCTAATCAATAATAAAATATCTACAAATTTTTTTACTAAATTAGAAATAGTAGATACAATTAGATTAAACCCAAGTTTAAATATATTTAAAAAATTAAATAGTATATTTTATATTTATAAAGTAATATCTCCAAATAATAATACAACTAGAAAAATTTTTATAACAACCGAAAAAAATCGTAAAACTAGACGATTACAAAATTGATATAAAAAAAGATTTAAAACATAAAAGATATTATATAAAAACGATGTCGGCACTAACATCCGCGCTAGATCAGATGGAAAATATGCAGTTAGGTGAAAATAATAGTTTAGAATATGGATGGACAAGTAATAAAGTGCAAGAATTAATAACTCAATTTCAATTTCAATTAGTAAGAACAAATAATCAGACTGATTTAAAAGAACAGTTTAATAAATTACTAAATTTAGTATTTCTTGGTGATGTAAATTTAGAATATGTAAAAGTAGTTTATAAACTAATTGGATATACTAGAGATATAGTAGCTGGAAAAGGCGAATATAATCTAACTTATATGTTAATTAGTGAATTATATAATTTTGGTAGTAAACATGAAAATAAAGTAGATAAAAGTAAAATCGATACTATGTGCGAAGAAGCACTAAAAAGTTTAGTAGTGTTAGATAGTGGCGAACATCCATATGGTTCATATAAAGATTTAAAATACTTTTGTAATTATCATCTAACAAGTAGCTATGAGAGAAATAATTATAATAATCTAGATGTAACAAAACGAGATAAACTAATTGATTGTGTTGTAAAGCTAATTTGTGAACGTCTTAAAGAAGATGAGAAGAGTCAAAATAAAAGTTTACTAGCAAAATGGGTACCAAGAGAAAAATCAAATAAATTTGGTTGGATTACACCAATTATTGCAAAACAGTATTATAGTGAATGGTTTGATAATGGTATAAATTCAATGTCTGATGCTCAGTATAAAGCAGCAACAAGAAAAGCTCTTACACATTTTAGACAACTAATTAGTAACCTAAATAGAGAACTAAATACAGTTCAGATTAATCAATGTAGTAATAATTGGAAAGATATTAATTTTGATAAGCATGTAACAAGTATTACAATGCGAAAACAGGCAAATGCATTTAATATGATAGGTAAAAAAGGTAGAGAAAGAGTGGTTTCTGTAAATACACTAGAAGATAGAATAGATTGTAAAAGACATTATCAAGAATATCTAAATCAGTGCAGACGTGGTGAAAAGACAGTAAAAGGATCACGAATCTCACTAGTAGATTTTGTAAAAGGTGCAATTGAATTAGAATATCAGTCAAATAGTGATGAGAGAGATCTACTAAATATGCAATGGAATGAAAATAGCAAACAAAATGAGTCAATGGGTAATATGATCGCTATGGTAGATACATCCGGCTCAATGGAGAGTGACAACGGATTACCACTCTATTCTGCAATTGGACTCGGAATTCGTGTTGCAGAGAAATCAAAATTAGGAAAAAGAATCATGACATTTAATGCAAACCCACGTTGGGTAAATCTAGAAGGATTAGATTTTGTTAGTATGGTACAAAAGATAAAAGAGACAGAATGGGGTATGAATACAAATTTTGATGCAGCTTTAGATATGATTTTAAATACAGCAGTTGCCAATGATGTTAGTCCATTTGAAATGCAGAATTTTACACTACTAATTTGTTCTGATATGCAGATAGATCAGTGTCGCACAGACAATTCAAAATCAATGTTTGATCGAATGAAAAAGCGATATGAGGATGCAGGTATTAATAGTAGATATAGAACACCGTATACACTACCGCATATTGTATTTTGGAATTTAAGACCAACAATGGGATTTCCATCGCTATCCACAACTCAAAATACAAGTATGTTAAGTGGAAATTCTGCAGTACTACTAAATACATTTAGTGAAAAAGGATGTGAACTATTAAAAGATTTAACTCCTTGGAATGTACTAGTGAATGAATTAAATAATAAAAGATATAATAAACTAGAAGATGTAGTAACAAAACTTTGGAATAAACCAAAAAGAGAACTATTATCAGAGGATTATATGTTAGATTAATTATAAAAATAAGTTAAATAATATCAATATAATTATATAATGTATAATAATATTGATACAAATAATACAGATGAGAATAGTACAAATTATATAAATAGTAATATCAATTTACAAGAATTAATAACAGGAGTAGTAAGAACAAATAGTGATGGATATCGTGAAACAGTAATAGGAAATTTTTTAAATGAAGGAAGAAGAACAGGACTATTAGAAAGTTTATTACTAGTTGGTACAAATATGATAATAGATGATTTATCAAATAATGTAGTAGAAAACAATATAGTGAATCGCGTAATAAATGACAGCTTTAGAGAGAAGCCAAAATATAAAAATGTATTATCAGAAGAAGGTGAAAAAGAGATAAAACAGGTTAAATATGATCCAAATTTACATAAAAATCATATGTGTCCAATATATCATACAGAATTTACAAAAGATATAATAGTTTCAGAATTACCATGTAATCATGTTTTCTCTCCTGAAGGAATAGATAGATGGTTAAAAAATGAAAATGCAATTTGTCCAGTTTGTCGATATAAGTTATCAAGTTGTGAGAAAAAACGAGAAGAATTAATAGAAATAGAGACATATAGAGAAAATAGATATAATACAATTACCGATGGATATATATTTAATGATATAAGTTATAATTTAGAATTTCCAAGTTTAAATAATATTACTGTAAATAATAGAAATAATACAAATAATATGAATAATATAAATTTACTAAACCGTTTTTCATATATTATCTATCGTGAAATATTATTACAAGAAGAAGAAATTCTTCAAGAAACTATATTTAATAGTGTAGTAGATAATTCATAAAATAATTATATTTAGTTAAATGTAATTATTTTCTGGTATTATGTATATAATGAATAAAACCGCAAAACGAGGAAAACGGGCACCGTCTGCATTCAATGTTTTTATGAAAAAAGAATTAGCTCGTTTAAAACAGCTTACACCAGGATTAGACCACAAAGTGGCTTTTAAACAGGCAGCACACAACTGGAAAGGTAAATCATCAAAACATCCAAAAAAAGGCGAACCATCACGCACTCGTAAACAGAGATTAGATTTTGTTACACACAAAGGTGATAAATACTATCACAGAAAAGGTCATAGAGAAACCAGAAACCGTAAAGGTAAAAAAGGTAGACCCTATATGTAAAAATCAATATTTATTATAAATTAGATAATTATTGATTAACTATATTTTCTTGCTCTAATTCTTTAATTAGTATAAAATAATTTTCAGGAGTCTCTTTAATAAAAAATATATTAGTATAGCCTTTTATTGTTTCAGTATGTGAAAGTCTATTTTCAGGAATTGGAGAGAGATTTTGTAATATTAGCTTTGAAAAACTAACTATAAAACTATTTTTAAAATAACCTTTATGAAATAATTTATTTAAAAATCTCAGATACATAACACTAAGTGAATATAAATCCCAAGTACTATTATATTCGAGTAATTTACGAATTATATCACTTAGATCAAATTTAAGAAATTTATAAAAAAAATTAGTAGCACTAGTAATATAATCAGACTTAAATTCATCACTTAAACTATTAAACGCACTAATGTTGTCAATATATGTTTGAACAGTTACATCAATAGCACTTTTAGTAAGTGTGCCTTTATGTAAAATATAATTAATAATATGTATTTCTAAACACCATAAACTATAGTCAGGTGCATATATATAAAAATAATCTTTAAAATTTGTATTAGATAATTTTTCTATTGGTATAGATAATCCAAAATCAATAAGTATAGGATTTTCATATTTACTACTATAAAGTATATTTTGCTCTTTAATATCAAAATGTACAATATTTTTCTTTACTAATTCATGTATACTAATTACTAAATACTTATAAGTTTCAATAAAAGTTAAAAAAAGATGTTGTG